CTGGCGAGAGTAGCGCGGCGTGTGATCAGCCGAGGCATTGAAGCATGAATACAGAGATGCGGCATGGGCGGGCTGTTCTCATCTCCTGGAGTATTCAATGCCGGAACTGCTGACATCGCAAGAGGTCGCGAAACGGTTGAAGGTCGTCGTGAAAACGGTGTACGAATATATTCAGCAGAAGGAATTTCCGAACGTCATTTGCATCGGTGGGCAGTATCGGATTCCCGATACGGACGTGACGAAGCTGGAGCAACGGAATCGGGTATTCAAAGGTACGGTAGACGCCAGCCCAGCATCGCGCCGCCGGGTGATTTCGAAAGGGGTCTAGGGGCGGCATCATGCAACGACACAGAAGGTACATCGTAAAAGGCGTGAACACAGAAGAGTTGGCTGGCCGCATCAGGGCATGGAATGAGAGCAATGCCGCGGTCCCGCATCGTCGACTCCTCATGACGGTGAACGATGTCGCCCGACACTTCGGGGTCCACTGCAACACGGTTTATAATTGGATCCAAGACGGGGCGATCTTCCCTCACGCAGAGAAACGGCACGATGGGTGGAGGATTCCGTACAGCGATATTCAGGCGCTGAAGGTCGCCGGACGCATCAGACAGAGGAACCCGGAAGAGATCAGGCCGCCATAAACAGGCGATCCGGCAGACATCTCTTATTCATTCCGCCTTGAGAACGCCATGATCGCATCGTGTATTTATTTTCTGCTCGATCCAGCAGGGCGCGTGCTCTATGTTGGTCAGAGCACGAATGTGCTCTCACGCATCGGTGTCCATCTGCGGAAAATTCCATGGTTCAGTTCCGTGTCGATGCAACCGTGTCCGCACGAGCGCCTCGATGAACGAAAAGAGTATTTTATTATGAAATATCGGCCACCGTACAACATCACCGCGGTGGGTGGGCAGAAGCTGGCCGGTGCCGCCACGGAATATCTTACGCCTCAGTAGCGAGACCAGGAACAGGTCCGTTCACAATTCATTTTCGATTCACAATCTCTCCCGTTCTGTGCCCTCCAGTCCGGTTTACTCCCTTGAGTAATTTCTAGAGCTCGCTACACTGGCGAGCATATGGCTGGCATCACCCAAGCACAAGCCGACGCCCAACTCGCGAGCTATCTCGCGGCGGAATCTGCCGTGCTGGCGGGGCAATCCTACGAACTCAACGGCCGCAAAGTGTCGCGCGCCAATCTCGCCGAAATTCAATCAGGGATCGCCATCTGGGACCGGCGGGCGAAGAGCTTGACCCGTGGCGGGATTCGCGTGATAGGCGCGACTCCGGTGGATTAATGGCACGCACACTGAACATCGACGGCCAACAGACAGCGATCCGCGAGAGCTGGCTGGATCGGGCCATCAGTGCCATCGCGCCGATCTATGGGGCGCGACGATATAAGGCCCGACTGTTTCACGCCGCCGCAGGCGCCTATGTGGGGGCGTCACGCACTCGCCGGTCCATGATGCAGTGGAATCCCAACCTCGGCGATGCCGACGCGGATACGCTCTACGATCTGCCCACACTGCGCACCCGCTCTCGTGATCTGCTCCGCAATGCGCCGCTCGCCTCGGGCGCGATCAATACCGTCGTCACCAATGTCGTGGGCACGGGCCTGATGGTCAGGCCGGAAGTCGATCGCACGGCGCTTGGAATGTCTGAGGAGGAAGCTGACGCCTGGGAACAACAGACCGAACGGGAATGGAAAGTCTTCGCGAATACGATCGAGATCGATGCCGCGCGCACGTTGGATTTCATCGGCCTGCAGGAACTCGCATTCCGCTCCGTGCTCGAAAGCGGCGATGTGCTGGCGGTGCTGCCATCGATCACGCGTCAAAATTCTCCCTATCGCACCAAAGTGCAATTGGTCGAAGGTGATCGACTGAGCAACCCGAATGACCGCATGGACGATGATACTTTTGCCGGAGGGGTGGAGAAGGACGCCTATGGCGCGCCGATCCGGTATCACATCAGCTCCATCCATCCCGGATCCTCGCTGTCGAGAGCCCGGCGGAAATGGACCCCAGTCGATGCCTATGGCAAAAACGGCCGGCGGAACGTCTTGCATCTCTTTAAGCCGTTGCGGCCCGGTCAATCGCGTGGGATTCCCTACCTCGCGCCGGTGATGGAACCGCTGAAGCAAATCGATCGCTATACTGAGGCCGAAATCATGGCCGCCGTCGTGGCCGGCATGTATACCGTGTTCATCAAAAGCGAAGCCGGGGATGGCTCCCTGGCTCCGATGACCCCGACGAGTGAAACAGGAGGCTCGACGGCTGATGAGGATTATAAGCTCGCCTCCGGCGCGATCGTCGGGCTCGCGCCCGGCGAAGATATTACCACCGCGAATCCCGGACGTCCGAATACCGCTTTCGACCCGTTTGTGCAAGCGGTCCTCCGCCAGATCGGCGTGGGGCTGGAATTGCCATTTGAAATTTTGATTAAGCATTTCACCGCCAGTTACAGCGCCGCCCGAGCGGCTATCCTGGAAGCCTGGAAGTTTTTTCTCTCGCGCCGCCGCTGGTTGGTCACCGTGTTTTGCCAACCCGTCTACGAATTGTTTCTCTTCGAAGCGGTCGTGATGGGACGCATCACGGCGCCTGGATTTTTGTCAGACCCTGCGCTTCGCATGGCCTATAGCGGCGCCTACTGGATTGGGCCCAGCAAAGGCATGATTCAGGAAGAGCAGGAAGTCAACGCCGCCGGTAAGCGCATCGAGCTGGAAATCAGCACTCGCGAATATGAATGTGCGCAGCTGCTCGGGCTGGAATGGGATCGCGTGCATGCGCAGAGCGTGAAGGAGAAAAAGATGCGGGATCAAGCCGGATTGGTCGATCCGAACGCGCCGGCGCCGGGACGGCCCCAGACCCCCTCACTGGCAGACCTACAGGATCAGCCGGAATGAAATTGCTCGACATCATGACGGCGCCGTGGGCCTTGACTCCCTCGAAATTTACCGAGGTGCAGGAGCTCTATCTGCGGCATGTGCGCGGACAATCCTTGTCGTCCGATGCGCTAGAGCAGCTCAGAGCGGCCGCCGTGATTAAGCTCAAGCCAAAGACGGATCAGCCGGATCCCTATCAGAATATGAATGGGGTGGCCGTGGTCGATATCGCCGGCGTGATCTCGAAAAAGATGAATCTCTTTTCGGACATCTCCGGAGGGGTCTCCACGCAATTGATCGGCCGGGCGGTCAATCAGGCCCTGCAGGATCCATCTGTGCGGGCGATATTGTTGAATATCGACAGCCCGGGCGGCGCCGTCGACGGCACGCAGGAACTGGCCAAACAGATTTTTGCGGCCCGTGCGCAGAAGCCGATTGTGGCCTATACCGACGGCATGATGGCGAGTGCGGCCTATTGGATCGGCGCGGCGGCCGAACAGATCTACATCTCCGGCGATACGACCGAGGTGGGCTCAATCGGTGTGGTCGCGACGCATGTCGATGTCTCGAAATTCCAAGAGGCGAGCGGGATTAAAACGACGGAGATCGTCGCCGGAAAATTCAAGCGCGTCGCGTCCAGCTATGCGCCGCTGTCGGATATGGGCCGCGCGACGATTCAGGAGCAAGTGGATCACGTCTATTCCGTATTTGTGCAGGATGTGGCGACGTTTCGCGGGGTGAGCCCAGAGACGGTCGTCAAGGATATGGCTGATGGACGGATCTTCATTGGCCGGCAAGCCATCGAGCATGGATTGGTCAACGGACAACGGAGCCTCGACGCGCTCATCACGGAGCTTTCGACGAGGCGCATACAAGGAGGGCGCATGAACGGAACAGCACCAGAGTCGACCGCAACCATATCCCAGATGGATCACGACACGGCGCTCGCTGAGGCGCGCCAGGACGGCAGGGCCGAGGGTCTCGACGCCGGGAAGGCCGACGGCGTGAAGCTCGGCATCGAGCAGGAGCGGGCGCGCATCAAAGCGATCGACGATCTCGATCTCAAAGGCTCGTCCGATCTGATCGCCGCCGCGAAATATACCACGCCGATCACCGCCGAGCAGTTGTCGATGCAGGTCGTGAAGTCCGACAAGGATATGCGTGCCCGAATGCAACAGGAATTCCATGCGCAAGCCCCCCAGGCGGTGCCGCACGCCAACGCGACGGTAGAGCCCGAACCGGTCCTCAATGCCGAGGAACTCTCCGTGGCCATTCAGGGCAAGGTGGATGAAGCTGCTAAAAATGGCCGCCGGTTGAGTTATACCGACGCGAAGAATCAGGTGATGAGCGAGCGGGCGCGCATCAAAATTTAACGCACGTCTCGCGCGCCAGTTGAACGAATGACCCGCGCCCACCGGCGCACCACATAGAGGAGGACGACCCCATGCCGAATCCAATACTCATCAAGACCTATATCGCCGAAGCCGCAGTCCTGCCCTTTCGCATTGTGAAATGGGGCGCGGCGGATGGCCAAGTGTTGCCAGCGGCCGCCGCGACCGATAAGCCGATCGGCGTGTCCGACAATATCGGCCAGGCCACCGTCAATGGCCGCGTCGATGTCGTGCGTGCCGGCGTGACAGAAGTGCAGTATGGCGGGACCGTCACACGCGGAGATTTGCTGGTCAGCGACGCCAACGGCAAGGCCGTCACGGCGGCGCCCGGTGCCGGCACCAATCATCAGATCATCGGCCGCGCCGAGAAATCAGGCGTGCTCGACGACATCGGCGAAGTGATGATCGCCGCCGTATCGACGCAGGGATAAGCGGAGTTCGATTCACGACTCTCACGGTCCGACAGGACCACATGAAGGAGGTTGCTCATGGGGTACGCACCATTTCCCGTTCAGCCGGATTTGACCGGCATCGCCATCGCCTATCGGAACGGCCGGCTGATCGCCGACGATGTGCTCCCGCGCGTGCCGGTGAACGTGCAGGATTTCAAATATCTCAAATACACGCTCGCCGACGGATTCAGCGTGCCCGATACGAAAGTCGGCCGTCGCGGGAAACCCAATGAGGTGGAGTTCTCAGCCCTTGAGGTGAGCGCGGCCACATCCGATTACGGATTGGATGATCCGGTCCCACAGGCCGATATCGACAATGCGCCGGTGAACTATGATCCACTCGGCCGCGCCACGGAGAGCACCACCGATTTGATTCTCCTCGATCGCGAATCTCGCGCGGCGACATTAGTGTTCGATGCGAATCAATATGCCGCCGCGAACAAAGTGACGCTCTCCGGCACCTCACAATGGTCGGATTTCACCAATAGCGATCCGATTGCCGCTATCCTGAACGCGATGGATGCCATGGTCATGCGCCCGAACGCAATGGTCATCGGCCAAGCCGTGTATACCAAGCTCCGCACGCATCCCAAAGTGGTGCAGGCGTTCTACGGCAATGCCGCGACCGCCGGCGTCGTGCCCAGGAGTTTCCTCGCGCAGCTGCTCGAATTGCAGGACCTCTATGTCGGTGAGGGCTGGCTGAACAGCGCCAAAAAGGGGCAGACCGCCTCGCTCGCGCGTGTCTGGGGAAAACATTGTGTGCTGTATTATCGGAATCTGCAGGCGGATACGCGTAGAGGCATGGCCTTCGGCTATACCGCGCAATGGGGCAATCGAGTGGCGGGAGCCATCCCTGATCCCCATATTGGCCTCCGTGGAGGCCAGCGCGTGCGCGTCGGCGAATCGGTCAAGGAACTCATCACGGCGAACGACCTGGGCTATCTGTTCATCAACGCGGTCGCCTAAATGCGCAGACAGATCTTCGATGGTCTGGGCTCATAAAGAGAGGGAAACAAGCATGGCTAAATTTACGGTCAAAGCGGATGCCGGCATCGTCTCGCACAATATGACGGACTATGTCGGTGGTGATGTTATCGAAATGTCGAAAGACGCCGCGCTGAAAATCTCGCATGCGTTGGTTGAAGGCGAGGATCTGAAGGCAGGGATCTTCAAGTCATTCGAGAAGAAATCAGAAAAGGAAGTGGAGAAGAAGAAGGCTGAGGACGAGGCGGAGGCCAACAGGAAGGCCGGCTGGTAGATGACCGACGCCGTCGACATGGTTGCTGCCTTGGGCGGGGAACTCGTCACCTATACGCCCTATGGCGGGGTGGCGCGGACCTTCAAGGCGCTGGTCGAGCGGCGGCCCATGCAGGTGGAATCCGCCGGTGGCATGCAGTACGGGGCGAACACGCTGGAGCTGTCGATCCCCAAGGATGCGGTGATGGGCATGAC